GCCGATCGCCTCGTAGGAACCGAACGCCCACGCCGCGGCCTTCTTGACGTAGATCTGGATCTGGCCGACGCCGTTAGTGAACCCGTCGGTCGAGGCCACGCCCTCGTCGATGAACGCCGACACCACGCCCGCCGAGTTCACGCCCTGCCAGGCGTTCGACGTGGTCTGCACGACCCGGGCGATCCGCCGGTACGGGTTCGCCGCGCCCGCGTTGGTTAGGACAATTGTGGGATCTAGGATATACGGGAGCAAATACCCCCCGACGCCGCCCGACGCGATGCCCAGCGACCGCTCGGCATCCCGCTTGCCTTCCCCGACCGGGTCGGTCAGGTAGGACCGGAATGCCTCGATGTACTCGTCGGAGCCGGTGAGCAGGGCGTGCTTGGCGATGTCGGGGCGCCACTGCATCCGCTGTGTCGCCGTCTCGGCGCGCTCCTGGTCGAGCAGGCCCCTCTTGTTGTGTGTCTCGATCGCGTTCAGCGACCGGGAGATCAGGTCTTCGTACTTGACCACGTTCTGCCGGACCGCGTCCAGGCCCTCGAACGGGTCGTGGCGCTGCATGAACTCCGGGCTGCGCGGCCCGTGGTCCGCGCCTGCCTCGCTGTTCCCCGCCTCGGCCGCCGTGCGGGTGATGCCGTGGACTTTCTCCATCCGGCTGATCAGCGGCTTGGTCCGCTCATCCAGCTGCTGCCACCGCTCGACGAGGGTGTCGCGGGCGTCGCCATCGCCTTCCTCGGTGACGGACTCGTCGTTCTCCATGCGCTGGAGTTCGGCCTTGACCCTGGCCTGCTCGTCCAGCAGTTCCTGCAAGGTTGCCATTTCCTCGGCTCAGCTTTCCCGGCCTACCAGGTGAGGCCGATCTTCTCGCGCATCTCCTGCGCTCGCAGGCGGTACAGCGCGTGCTGGTGATACCGGGCCGAGTGCTCGTCGCCCGCGGTGCGGGTGAGCGGGTCGCCGGCGGCGGGTCCCTCACCAGAGGAAGTGCCGGGATCGTCGTAAAACTCGTCGTAGTCCGGGCCGACGTCGCCCGGGACGGACATCCTCACGCCCAGTATCTCAGCACCGGAGTAAGCAGGCCACAGCACCGGGCCGTACTCGCGCAGCCCGAGCTCGTTGCGGCGCACCACCGGCAGCGACCCGCCGCGCTGCGGCCGGTACCGGTCTCCCGGTCCGAGCGGCGGCGTCGAGCGGACGATACGGCCGGTGAACGACTGGGACGTGATCGCGCCCGACCGGATCGACTCCAGGATCTCTTCGGCGACCGGGGTATCGTTGTACCGGGTCCTGGTCAGCAGGCCGCGCTGCTCGGCGCGGATCATCACCGGCACGCCGATCGGCACGCTGTACTTGTCGCTGGCCGTGCCGTCGATGCGCCGGCCGTGGTTGTACAGCACCTTGACGTTCGACAGGCCGCCGCGCTGCCGCTCGACATGGTCGATCGCCCGGTTGAATGCCGCCCGGTCGATGACCTCCGAATAGTGGCCTTCGTGGTCGTGGATCTCGGCCGGGGTCTCGAACACCGTCGCGTAGGCCTCGACGACGCGGCCGGAAGACTCGCCGTCGCCCGACCGCATGATGTGCATGTCCTCGAGCGGGTACAGCCGCATGTACTCGGCCGCGGGGCCCGACCGGGACGCGGCATGGCGCTTGCGGCCGGCCATGGCCAGCTTCTTGAACCCGGGCTTGGAATATTTCTTCTGCCCGATCCACGCGGCCAGCGCGTCCGGGTCGTGCGCGCCCTTGGCCGCCAGGCTCGCGGACAGCTTCTTGAACCGGCCGCCCGTGCCCGCGGGGATGGCATCGGCGCGCAGGGTCTGGTGCTGGCCGTGGACGCGGCCCTGCCAGCCCGGCATCTGCTGCGCCACGTCCTCGAAGTCACCGACCTTCATGCCGGTCACGTCGGGCAGGTCGGAATGGTCACCGTCCCAGCTCGCGCCCAGGCCGTCCTGGTCGTAGTCGGTGTCGTAGTCGGCGTCCATCGTCGCGCCCGTCGCTGTACCCATCGACCGCTTCACCTTCCCTGATCCTGCCTTGTCTGCTTCCCACTGCGCGATGGCCTTCGCCGCCGCTGCCTGCACATCCGGGTGCACCTTGCCCCCCTGGCCGTCGTGGCCGGCGGCCCAGTTGCGCACGATGCCCACGGCCATCCCGATCGCCTTGCTCTCACCGTGGGCGGCGCGCAGGTGCTGCGCGACCGACTGGATGTAGGCCGGAAGCTGGAGGCCCTTGTGGTGGAACAGGCCCGGTCCGCCCGGCTTTCCCAGCGGCTTGTGGATCGTCGACGCCTCCGCGGTCAGCGGCGTCCGGGATAGCGCCGTCACGCCGGCACCTGCCGGTCGTCGCTCGGCCACACGTCCACCGTCGTCACCGGCACATGCACCCAGGCGATCCCCGCCGCGATCCACCGGGCCACCAGGTCCCAGTCCTCGCACGCGCTCGCCGGCCCCCACGTCCCGTGCTCCAGCACGGACCGCCTGTGCATGAGCATCGGCGTGCCGGTGTCCCCGTACCGCGGCGGGTTGCTGCCGAGAACGGAGTCGCCGGAGCGGCGGTGCGTGACCATCCGCGAGCAGGCGAACCCGGCGCCCGGGTCCTCTTCCAGCGCGGCGGCGAGCAGCGCGCAGTGCTCCGGCCGCAGCGCGTCGTCGTCATCGACGTAGGTGATCAGCTCGCCCGCGGACGCTTCCAGGCCGGCCAGCCGGGCCGCATGGCCCCAGTGCTCGCCCGGCGCGTGCTCCGGCAGTTCCCGGTACACCACGCCCGCGGGCAGCAGCGCCGCCAGCTCCGGATCCGGGCCGTCGCTCACCACGACATGCTCGGCATCCGCCCTTGTCTGCGCGGCCACCGACGGGACGCACCGCTCCAGCAGCAGGCCGTGCCGCCGCCACGTCGGCGTGATCACGCTCACCACCGGGCTCACGGCCGCACTCCGGTGATCAGCTGATAGGAGCCCGCGGTCCGGTGCCACGCCACCTGCCAGCCGCCCTGCTCCAGGAGCGCCCGGTAGCCGTCCTGATCCCACGCCCAGGCGTGGAACTCGTAGTGGGACCGTCCGGTCTCGCTGGCCGGCGACGAGGCGACCAGCGCCCGGCAGCCCGCATCGAAGACGCGGCGGACGAAGGCGTGCGGGTCGAGGAGATGCTCGAGCATCTCCGTCGCCACCGCCAGGTCACCCCATTCCGGCTCCCCGGCGACCACGTCGGACAGGCGCACGTCCACGCCGCGCTCGGACACCGCCGGGCCGGCCTGCGCCGGGGACGTGTCATAGCCCCACGCCTTCAGCCCCGGCGGGAGGATCGAGAGCAGGCCGCCGTCGCCGCATCCGAGGTCGGACACCGAGATGATCAGCGGGTCCGCGGCGATCGCCGCGGCGACATGCTCGGCGGCGGCGAGCAGGCGCGGCCGGTGGTCGGACTGTTCCAGGTGCGGCGCGCGGACCCGGCTGTCGTAGAACTCCTGCGTCGTGAACCACGGGACGGTGCCCTCCGGGAACAGCCGCCACTCGCTCACAGTCCCAGCCCCTCGCGCAGCCGGGCCAGGCCGGCCGGCCACTGCTCCGCCAGGAACAGCTGGTAGGCCGCCTGGTCGCGCCCGAACTGGGCACCGGAGTTGTCCCGCTCCCACTGCTCGTCCCACGGGGCTTTCCCCGCCGCCGGGTGCACATGCTCGACCTTGACCTCCGGCAGGTACGCCAGGTGGCCGAGGTCGGCGCCGGCCTGCTTGCAGAAGTCGTCGAAGTACAGGTGCTCGACACCGGGCGGTGCCAGGTAGCCGAGAATCTCGATGATCTTCGCGGTCATCGCCATGCACGTCGGCAGGTTCTCGCCCTGGAACATGTCATCCGGGTAAGACACCCCCGGCGTGGCCAGCGCGGCGGCGAGTGCCTCGTCCCAGCCGGGGGTGCGGGGCACGTGCGAGTCAGCCATGTAGCCGATGACGTCATAGCCCGGCGCGAGCGGCGGCACGACCGCGTTGAGCGCGGCGCAGATCCGCCGCGGCTCGTCCTGCACGTGCAGGGTGAACCCGCCGGGGCCGGCGTGCAGCGCGCGATATTCAGGCAGGCGCGGGTCGTCCGGGTCGCAGATCACCAGCAGCACGGCACCCTTGGTGTTCTCCCGCCATGCGGCCAGCAGCGCCTCCAGCTTGTGCGGGCCGCCGCGCGACGGGCACACCATCAGCATGCTCACGCGCTCACCAGCCTCATCGCCTGCGCGACGCCTTCCTCGAGGCTGATCCGCGGCGGCCGGATCGCGGCCAGGACGCCGCTGCCCGACACCCGGTACCGCACCCCTGACGGCGCGGCGCGGACGTAGCGGAACTCCGGCGAGTACCCGGCCGCCTGGCAGGCCATGCTGGCCAGCTCCGTCATCGACGCCGCCCGGCCGGTGCCGAGGCTGACCGGGCCATCGATACCCTGCTCCGCGATGGCCAGGATCGCGGCCACCGCGTCGTCGGCATGGATGAGATCGCGGACCTGGGTGCCGTCGCCCCAGATCGTGAACGGGTCCTCGCGGCGCGCGGCCCGGCCGATGAACGCCGGGAACGGGTATTCCTCCTCGACCTGGTCGCCGGCGTAACCGGAGAACGGCCGCACCACGCTCACTGCCAGGCCCTCCGCCCGGGCCCGGCGGCCCAGCATCTCGCCGGTCAGCTTCGCCCACCCGTACAGCTGGTCGGGCATCCGCGGGTCGTCGAGGTCGATGTCGTCCTCGGTGAGCCTGTAGGGGGCCTGCTGGAGTGCCACCGGGAAGGCCGCGGCCGACGAGAAGTAGACGACACGGCCCGGCCGGGCGCGGCGCGCCCACCGGAACAGCGCCGCGTCGGCTTCCAGGTTCGCGGCACAGCCCAGCGGGTCGCCGTCGATCTGCGCCCGGCCGCCGACCGTGGCCGCGCAGTGCAGTACCAGGTCGAACGTCGCGTCCGGCTCCAGCCGGAACCAGTCGCAGGCATCCCCGCCCCACGCCGACCGCAGGCCGGGCGCGCTCCGCTCGCCGGGGCCGTAGGCGAGGTCGACGCCGTATACGTCGTGGCCCTGCAGGGCCGCG